TACTACTGGTGTAAAGCTAGATGATACTGCTCTTACTACTATTCCACCTATATCAAATCCTACAACAGCCGAAAAGAATAGAACAGGTTATCAACTATTAAGATGTCAAAATGGTGCTATTAATGCTTGGACTAATAAATCAAGTGAAGTAAAAACTTCAGATGTTACTTATACGAATGATGGATATGATATTGATCTGATTATATGTGATGGTTCTGTTTGGAATGCACATCCTGAATTTATTACTGATCCTGAGAATGATCCCCCAAACTATCTTCCAGGTAATGTTTTAGCGAGACATGGAAAGTCTGGTGTTTTAGATATAATATTGGATGCTCCATATTATATGGATCCTCATTGGTTTGATGCTGATCCAGATACAAGACTAGAAGCACGTTGGGATGGAACTCCTGTTCCTACTGAATCTGCTGCTCTGTCATGGTGGAGTGATAAGAATTCTAGATCAACTACTTTCACTATTAATGCTAGTCTAACTCAAACACAAGATATACAAATTCCGTTAAATTATTTTGATAATTATACTAGAAGTAGATATTGTGGTCAGTCAAATACACCACCTACTGTATCTGGTAGTCATGGAACACCCGTTGCTTCATTAGCATATGGAAAGAATTTTGGATGGGCATTTAACTGTAATAAATGGGCGATACAAAGACTTGGGGTAAAAGGTAGAGCAGGTGCTTTTGTTAGATTATTTCATCTTTGGAAACCAGATAATCCAAAAACATATCTTTCTGCTAATAAAAAAGATCCAACAGTAATGAACAATAGTTGGAATTCTGCTATGTTCTGGAATAATTCAATTGGTCTTAATGCTAGTGGTGTTAATTTATCTAATAATCAAAATTTTCAGAATAGTTCTGGAACATTTGAATATAGAGGAACCTCTGGAACTTATCCTGCTCAAGTAGATGGAGAAGGATATACTATACCAAAATTTGCTATAAGTCCAACAACAGCATTTGCAGGTGTATATACATCAGATGGTAATGCTTTGGAAGATAATCCTAATAATTGGAAACATCAGTATTATGCTTCAAAAGGTTTTACTCATACTTTAAATACTTATTTTGAGCCTGTAAAAATACCTGATACTGGTGCTTATAATTATGAGTCTTTAACTACTCCTAGTTGGTGTGCTAATATTAATTTAACAGCAGCTTTTAATAATATACAAAATACTGATTTCAGAGAAGCAATTGCAGCTGGTGTTCATATGGTATTTTCTGCTGGTAATACTGGTCATTATGTTACTAAACCAGGTGATGTTGATTATGGTAATACAGTAGATGGTAAATTTACCAATAGAAGAACTTGGCCATCTCAAATTGCTGATGACCATGATAATGCAGCATCTTTTGTTATTGGTTCTATGGGAACTGGATTGAGAAATGAATGGAGAATGCAAGCAGACGCACCTTTCAAAGAAGGAACCAGTAGTGACTTTGATATAAAATCCGAGTTTATTGATTCTGGTCTATCTTACAGAATTGCAACAAATTTAGGTTGGCCATCCACAGGAAATTGGGTAGATAGAAATGTTAATGGTGAAGATTATAGTCAAAGAGGATCTGGTATTGATTTTTATGCTCCAGGTAGTGTTTTAGCAGCATCAGCTTATGATACTGATCAAAATACTGGTGAACTTATTCTTGGTAAGACTTATCTTGAAAGAGTTGAAAGTCATCCGACTGGTGGTAAATATTTTAATGATGAGATTTTTAGTGGAACATCTGCATCTGCCCCAGTTGCTGCTGGATTAATTGCTTGTGCTTTACAGCAAAATAGATCTTGGAGTCCAAAAACAGCAAAGGATACATTACTTAATTCTATTTCTGCAGAAGATAGTAAATTCTATAGAGGATATACTCCTGGATCTGATCCTAATGATCCAAAATGGATGGGTGCTTATAGCACTATGGGTAGTTCTGTTAAGATAATTAAAGAATATATTAGTGTAAGTTCAGCAAATAAATCTTTGACACCTTGGATTGGAATAAGTCAAACCAGACCAATAAATGAAAGATTTACAATTTCTCATAATAGTCCATCAATTATTCATAAAGTAGAAATTCATGGTGTTAGAGAGTTTCTAGAATCTGATGATTCGACACCTCTTGAATTAAGCATAGCAAGTGGAACTTATCCAATTAGAATATCTACTGATGAAAATCTTAACTTAAACTTATACAAGTATAGGTTACGGAGTACTAATAATTTACAAAAATTACAGATCAGTACTGATGAAGGAGATACATGGGGTGATTTTGAAATTACTGCTGAGACTGGTGCTTTCTTAGTTCATAATGAAAGACAAGCTTTTTATATTTTTAATAGAGATGATAATTATACCATAGGTTCAGGTGGATCAGTTACTAATTCTACTTATTCAATATCACCTGCTAATTTTACTGTTAATGAAGGAACAACTCTTGTAACTACATTTTCTACTACTAATGTTGCAGCATCAAGTGTTTTATATTGGTCAGTAAATGGTATAAGTTCTACTGATTTATCAAGTGGAGATCTTGAAGGTACTGTAACAGTTACTGCTGATGGAAGTGCTGGAAGTATATCTCATACGTTTACTAATGATAATGTAACAGAGGGAGATGAATCATTTGAGATAAGATTATATACTGATTCTGCTAGAACTGTTTTAGTAAAGAAAGTAACAATAACTTTAAAAGATACTTCTAATGCTGGAGGTACAACAACTCAACCTGATCCATATACTCCAGGTACAGGTGGATATAATAATAAAACCTTCCCAGATGATATAAAGAGAACTCACACTAATGGTAGTACTACTGTTGAAACTGCTGGACCATATTTTACTGGTAGTGTACCAATTAAGTTTAGTGATATTGGAAAATATTTTAAGGAAGGATATACTGTTGGAAATAAAGTAAAGGCATCTGAATACTTTAGAAATACTAATCCTGTTGTATATGATGCCAATGTTCCAAATGCGACTGAAAATGAGTTTGAAAGTGATAAGACAACAACTAAAATATCTGGTGATGCTTATCCTGATGGAGTTTTCTCTGGTAATGGAACTAATTTAAGTTTAGAAACATTTAGAGGATCTATTAAGAAATATTATGCTACTGTTGGTGATTTTAGTAATGTAGGTTCAACTATAATTAAGAATTATAGTATGAATAGGTGGGATGGATCAAATGGTATTGACTGGGATAATAGAAATCATAGAGATTCTACCAGTAGATCTGATGGAAATTTAACAAGAAATGTTGATAAAAGAATATTCATAAATGCTACATGTTATTCTGATGATATTGGAACTAGTGGAAGTGCTGGATCATTAACAAATGGTTTATTTGATAAAAAACCTGGTGCTAAGTTAGAAGAACCCACTTTAGCTGTTCGGAACTCTGTTATTTTTATTAATGGTAGAGTTCTTGGATCTGGTGGAGTTGGTGGATATAGGACTAGTGGATCTAAAGGGTCGAGTGATCCAGGTAAGCATGGTGGAACTGCTTTAAAAATAAAACATACAGGTTCTACAACTTTCATCTATGTTCATAAAGACGGACAGCTTTATGGTGGAGGTGGAGGTGGTGAAGGTGGAGCCATGGGTGCACCAGGTTCTAATGGAAGTTGTGTAGAATCTGGTAGGAACTATCAGACTGTATCAATATGCCCTGTTGCTCCAGGTGGAGGATTTAATCTTAGTGGATGGGGTTGTCCTTCTGGTTGGACTACGGAATCTTCTGGATCAGGTGGTATATGCTATTCAGAAACTGATCCTGTAACTGGAGAGACAACAAGAGCTCATAGTTCACAATGGTGGAGATGTTATCAGGATTATTCTTATACTATTGGACCAGGTAGTGGTGCTTCTCAGGGTATAGGTGGTAGAGGTGGAAACGGTAAAGGATTATATCAAGCAGAATCTGCTGGACAAGGTGGAAGTGATGGTAGTTGTCCAAGTTGCCCATCGGGAGGTTCCTTAAGTGGTGGAGCATGTGGTAGTGATGGATCAAAAGGTGGAAATGGTGGTGAATGGGGAGCAGCAGGTGCGAATACTGATGGAAAAGGTGAAGGTAGTCAGTCTAGTGATGGTACTGGTGGTAATGGTGGACCAGCAGTTTGTGGATCGCCATTTGTTGTTAGTGGTGATATTACTACTGAAAATATAAAAGGGGATAGAGATGGAGAATGTGATGGAAGAGAACAAGTAGTTGAACCAGACCCAAGAGAAGATCCTCCTATTATAGAAATTACTCCATTACCAACTTATGTAAGATTTGATGATGGTGCAAATAGAGGTATGGTTTTACATGTTACTGCTCCTACAGGACAGACTCCAGAAGCAAAATGTAACTTCAGACTTCGTTCTGTGAAGAGAGATAGTAGTAAGATTGATAATGTTCCATTTAGTAGTGTTGAAATTAAGGACAGTACAGGAGCAGTGAGGTATACATTAGATAGAGGACCTGAAATAATAGATTGTTCTCTAGAAAATGGTGATTATACTTTAGATTGGAATAATCTTAGACATACAAATACTGAGGGTCATGCTCAGTCTGGTCAAAATCAACCTTATAATGGAGATGGATCAGATGGTACAACTCTTGAGCTTGGAAGAGTTAGTGCCGATCTCTTGGAAATTAAGTTAAAGGATGGAACAAGTCCTGATGATGATGCTGAGATTACTTTATTGAATAGTGCTAACGCACAAGCAGGTTTAGCAGATTCAAATTGGGCAAAAGCTTATCAAACAGGTATTCATGGTACTGCGTCAGTAGAAAATGGTTGGGCTCAAGATTTAGTAACTGATGAAGGAAAAATGTATAGAGCTCATAATGAATTCTGGCATACATTTTTGAGAGAAGTTGGTGTTACTCCAAGTCTTACTGAGATCTATATTAATAATTTCCCAGCTGGTTGGCAAACTGGAGATGCTGTTCCATCTACTGTTTGGCAAACTCAAGTATATAAATTTACTTTAACAACAGATAATAGGGCTAAAAAAGGTTCTATAAAGGTTACTCCAGGAACCTTTAAACTTAAAGTCATGGCTGATAACGTAGCACAAATAGATTGGAATTCTGCTACTTATAATAAAACTAATGCAGTTTATACCAGTGATTATAGAGGACATGATGGATTTGCTAATCATGTAGTTGATGAAGAGGTAGTAGAAAATCAAGTTGCTGATATACCAGTTTCTTTTCCTTCAGCAGGACCAGGTTCAACAACAATGGAGATAACTCTAACAGTAAGACTTCGGAATAATCCTAATGATGGAGATGGTATTCCTATGGGTGCTCCTTTTGATCATACTAAAAACCCTCTAGTAGTTGGATTTGAGGTTCTAGATACAACTGGTACGAGAATATTCTCCTCTCTAGATCTTCCTGGAACTGAGAAGTTTAGACCTGCTCAAGTGGGATATAAAATTGATGGAAGATTCTCTACAGTCTTTGGAAATTCTGCTGATCTCGATTGGGCTGGTCAGATTGGTTCTAAAACAAGAGAGGTTAATGAAGATACTGGTCTAATAGAACTAGCTCCAAATGTTGCTATATCACCTGTTGAATATAAACTAACAGCTCAAGGTGAAGGTGTTGATCGTACTGATGTAAAAACATTTGAGATTAGGTAGTCAAATCTTAAGAAATTATACATACCTTTGTATGGATTGTAGGCAAAACTTTATATTTTCTTAAGACCAGGGTGCGATTGACACCCTGTTTTTTTATGTTATAATGATTTTATGAAACTTCATAACGAAAATTGTATGAAGGTACTTCCCACACTAGAAAATGGGAGTGTTACCTTGACGTTGACCGATATACCTTATGACGAGGTAAATCGTAAGAGTGGTGGATTAAGAAATCTAGATAAGAGTCATGCGGATATAATTACCTTTCCACTAGATGAGTTTATAGACGAGATTGTTAGAGTTACTTCAGGGAGCATTTATATATTCTGTGGTTCGATTCAGGTATCACACATACGCAATAGGTTGATAGAACATGGACTGTCAGTACGTCATTGTATATGGGAGAAGACAAACCCATCACCTATGAACGGTCAACATATATGGTTATCGAGTATTGAGAACTGTGTATATGGAAAGAAGTCTGGTGCTACATTCAATGAGCATTGTAGGTCTGCTGTATGGAGACACCCGATTGAGCATTACAAAGATCATCCAACACCGAAACCAGTTAAGTTAATGTCAAGACTGATAGAGGCGAGTTCTAATGTGGGAGACACAGTATTAGATCCTTGTATGGGATCAGGTGCTATTGGTGTTGCTGCCAAGCAATGTGCCAGAGACTTCATTGGCATAGAAATGAATGAGGAATACTATAAGATGACTGAAGAGAGGATTCTTAGTCACACAGAGAGCGTTTTGTCTTTCTTTGCTGACTGAGTTGACAAGTCAGGGTGAACCTGTTATTATAGGATCAATCAGTTGAACAGCAGTTCGGTCTGATTTAAACAGTAGTTTACTTTTTATTATTACTATGTCTACACATACACCAATCGGCAAAAACGAAGTGCCTGATATTTCATTGCTTCCTAGTAAGGATGCAAGAAGAAAGTTTCGCACAGGAACCTATACTGAAACAGTAGCATTGGATTTAGATACCATTGATATAGGTGGTGGAACCGAGAAAAACAAAGCAAGAGCTTTAGGAACCGATACAAATCATATCAGTGATTTGCTTAACGAATTTACGAGAGGTATTCGTTACGAACAACTCCCTCCTATCGTGGTTAAAGAAGCATGGATGGGTGGAAACTATATGTTAGTTGATGGGTTCACCAGAGTAGCAGCACTAAAAGAAAAAGAGCAAGTTACATGGGTATTTGATGTCTATGAACTTGAGAAAGGTTATATTCTTAAAGATCTTCTTACTGAAATAGGATTGGGTGCTAACAATCACGTTGCCAGTAAAAAATCAAAACCAAGTGATTTTGTCACACCAGGTATTGAATGGGTTGAGCGTCAACCTAAAGATACAATATCTAAAGTTCAAATCAAAGAGTGGGTGAACAATATCCCACATTCTTTCAATACAGATCAGGTAAACACCACTGTTGATAAGATCTACAATGCAGTGTATCCTGATAGAACAGTTGCCACATTTACTGAAAGCCGTGCTGCCGTATATCTTGATGCTTTAGGATATTCTTCTAAAGGTCTAAAGGATGATGATGGATTACATGGTCGTACCTTTGCTGCTTCTTCAAACGCAACACATGGTCCTCGTAATTTCTGCCATATGTTAAAAGATTTTAAAGAAACTGGTAGGAAAACAAGAGTCAATCTTTTCGCACCAAACGGAACACCAGCGAAAGATGTTCAAAAAGTAATTGAGGCACAAAAAGCGGAGTTCTTACTGTGGGCTGAAGCAATTCAGGAAATGGCAGTTCATATCAAAGCAGATAAGAATTGGGTTCCATTTGAATTTGGTGTCCGTCCATCACAGATAGTTGATGTTGATCCTGATGGTGGAGTAGTTCCACTTTCTGATACAGCACCAGAACCAAATCCTAAAACTGAAGTTGATGAGTTTGCTGAGTTAGATACTACATTTAACCAGTAGGTCTATTGTCACAACCCCCTTCACAGGGGGTTTTTTTATGCTATAATATATTCAACTGAGAAACATAGATGCCATTACGTCCTCACCAACTTGATGCTTTGAGAGCTATGGCAATCCATGACAAGGGGCAGATTATAGTTCCTACAGGTGGTGGTAAGACCATGTGTATGATTAAAGATGCGATAGCACTTCTTAAGGGTAGTTCAAAGACTGTTGTTGTAGTTGCTCCTCGTATTCTATTAGCAGAGCAATTATCTTCTGAGTTCATGGAAGAATTTGTTAAGAATGACATGGAGCATATTCAAGTCATGCATGTTCATAGTGGTGAGACACATCATTATTCTTCAACTGATTGTGCGGATATTTATTTTTGGCATAAGAAAAGATGGTATGCTCCCAGAATTATATTTACTACCTACCATTCACTTGGTAAGGTTAAGAGTTCTACTATTGATGTAGATACAATTTATTTTGATGAGGCACACAATAGTGTACAACGAAACTTCTTCCCTGCTGTTAAGTTCTTTGCAACTTATAGGGCTAACAGGAGCTTTTTCTTTACTGCTACTCCTAAGCATAGTCTTACTGTTCAAAAGGCTGGAATGAATAACAGTAAGGTGTATGGTCAAGTAATTGTTAATGTACCAGCACCTAAGTTAGTTGATGAGGGATATATACTACCACCTAAAGTTGAGGTATATAAGAGTCGTTTACTTAGAAAGGATGAGATCTATTCTGAAGTAGAGTCTGAGCATATGATTAGTGCTATTGATAAGTTAGAAGTAGATAAGATTCTTATTTGTGCTAAGTCTACCAAACAGATTACTAATCTTTTATATGCCTCTAAGTTTCAGAATGAACTTGCTTGGCGTGGTTATTCTTGGATGACTATCACATCAAAGACAGGTGCTATCATTGATGGTGAGAAGGTAGGTAGAGATGAGTTCTTTGAGGTTCTCAATGCGTGGGGTAAGGATGATGATAAGAAGTTTGTAGTATTACACCATAGCATATTGTCAGAAGGAATCAATGTCAAGGGTCTTGAGGCAGCATTGTTTATGAGGAATATGGATTATATCACTATCTCGCAAACGATTGGTAGAGTGATCCGATTAGGTAACTGTCACAAGACTCATGGTAAAGTATGTGTGCCAGTGTATAATAATGTTGGGATCAGTACAGCACGTAAGGTTGAGGCAGTTGTTGATACTGTATTCAATAAAGGTGAACCCGCAATTTCTGTTATTACTCGCTAAACATGAAGTACACTATCAAAGAAATCAAAGCATGGATTTTGTTTCAAATCTCAAATCCACAATCAGATAGAACCAAAGTACAATCTTGGTATAAGTATTATCAATCTACTGGAGGCACTCAATGGAATCTAACCTCTGGTGATGCTCCATGCTTCTGTAGATTGGCTAAGAAAGCAGGACAGTTGATTAATGCAGAGTATGGGGGTAATGATCTTATAAAGTTAATGTTTCCTGGAGTTTGGATTCACTCACATAGAAATGCTGCAAAATGGGAAAAGGTATGATAAACGAAAAGGAATATATGTCTAGTGATGTGTGGAAAAGAAATATTCCACCTGTCACTAATTTTAAAAGAGGAAGTACCTATAATCAATTTGGTATGTGGGTTATGTGGGTTTATTATATTATTGTTGCTATGATGATAGTAAGATTAATCTGGGTATTAAACACATGAACATCTTTGTAACTAATCCTGATCCACATAAAGCTGCTACTGAGTTACCAGATAAGCATATTGTCAAGATGCCATTAGAGACTTGTCAAATGCTTTCTATTATATTCTCTCATTGGTATTATGATTGGGGTGATGATTTAGTTAAGAAGAAAGATGGTACACCTTACTCAGTTGCTAAGGGTGCTTTCCGTAATCATCCTTGCACTCAATGGGCAGCAAATAGTATATTTAATACTGCTTGGTTGATTCAACATGGATGTGCTTTATCTGATGAATACAGTTATCGTTATGGTAAATTGCATGGATGCCATAAAGCATTATTTGAAGCAAAGAAAACATTTCATAAGATGGCAGGTGAAGTTATTACTTGCTATTGTATGGTAGAATGTTTTACAAGAGCAATGCCTGATGAGTTTAAGAAGGATCGAACTATTGATACCTTTACTGCTTATCAAAAGTATATCAATTCTAAACCTTGGGTAAAGGATAACTACCTACGTAAACCTGATCGCAAACCTAATTGGATTCAATGAGAGATACTATTCTATTTGGTGACTGTCGTGAGACTCTCAAACAATTTGATGAGAAGGCAAGGATGTGTGTTACATCCCCACCTTACTATGGATTGAGAGATTATGGTGGTGAAGACTCTCAGATAGGTCTTGAGCAGACTCCAGATGAGTTTATTGATGAATTAGTAAAAGTATTCAGAGAGGTGAAAAATGTGCTCACAGATGATGGAACTTGTTGGGTTAATCTTGGGGATTCTTACTATAATTACAGACCAGGCAGAGGACAAGGACTGGCAAAACAAACAGTCTCAAATACTAAGCAAGACCTACCAGATGTGTGTCCTCGTAGAGCGAATAGAATCGGAGGACTCAAAGAGAAAGACCTCATTGGAATCCCTTGGATGTTCGCCTTCGCAATGCGAGCAGATGGATGGCATTTGAGACAGGATATTATATGGCATAAACCTAATCCAATGCCTGAAAGTGTAAAGGATAGATGTACTAAGTCACATGAATACATCTTTCTATTCAGTAAAAACAAAAAGTATTTTTATGACAATGAAGCAATCAAAGAACCAGCAAAAGATTGGGGTACAAGAGATCGTACTAAAGGCAAGTATCATAATCCTGGCACTGGTCTATCCCCTCACTCAGGGTTAAGTAAAAGTTATCCTACAAAGAATAAGAGATCAGTATGGAGTGTAACCAATAAACCATATCGTGATGCACATTTCGCAGTATATCCACCCGACCTGATTGAACCCTGTATCAAGGCAGGGAGCGAGGTAGGAGACATTGTGTTAGATCCATTCATGGGATCAGGAACAACTGCTATGGTGGCAAAATCGTTAGGTAGAGACTACATTGGATGTGAGTTACACGAAGACTATGGTAGTTTAATTAAGAAGAGAGTGTCAGAATATGAACCAGTTAAGGAATTGACACAAGAGGGTAGCGTAAATATATTAGATATAGTATAATAAGTCCATTAAGAGGAAACCATCATGCGTTGTAAAGTTGAACTCTATGTTGCTGGTACTGTCTTTAATGAAGAAGTACATGCTCGTGATTATCAAGAGGCAAGACAAGTTGCTCTTGCAAGAAATCCTAATGCTACGGTAATGTCTGTAACTGCTGTGTTCTAATGGTATTAGAGTATATTACAGATGGTTTTCCTTGGGAAAAACTTCTATTAGATCTTCTTAAGGTAAATGCTTATAAGAAAGGTGATTATACCCTTTCTTCTGGTAGAAAGAGTGAGCATTATGTTAATTGTAAACCTGTAACACTTACAGGTGAAGGATTGGGTGCTGTATGTGCCTTAATGCTTGAGTACATTGATGATGATGTTGCTGCTGTTGGTGGTCTTACATTGGGTGCTGATCCTTTAGTTGTTGGATTATCACAAGTAATTTTTGGTGGAACACAAGGTAAAACTTCTGTTGATGCTTTAATTGTTCGTAAGAAACCAAAGGGTTATGGTGCTAATGCTTGGATTGAAGGTAGAATACAACCAAAAGGATCTAAGGTAGTTGTGCTTGAAGATGTAATTACTACAGGTGGATCTGCTCTTGTAGCAGTAGAGAAACTTCGTGATGCTGGTTATGTTGTAGAGCGTATCATTTCTATTGTCGATAGACAAGTAGATGGTGAAGCAGATGTCAAGATGAAAGAAGCGAATATAGAACTTATAAGTTTATTCACCCTACAGGATGTAATTGACCATGAGATTAACTGAAGATGTAATTAACAAGATTGCAGTATTAATGCAACACACCAAAATGAATGGTGAAGTTAATTGGAAAGATGGTGATGAAATTGATGTGTGTCTTGGTGGCACATTTGCTGGTGATAAGTTCATTAGTATTATAAACAGAACTCGTAGTAACACAACAAAACAATGAGTGGAGTTCCTTCAGACTATCGTAAGTTTTATCATTGTCCTAATAAGGGTATTCTATCTAATAATGGTGGACAACCCGAAGGATATGTGAATAAAGATGGAACTTGGGCAGCAGTTCCAGTTATGGGAAGTGACACTCAGTTGTGTATTATTCACAATGGAGAACAGGTGCATCACGCAAGAAATTATAAGGATGCAATGTCATACATAAAGAAACAAATTGCACTTGAGAAGAAACTCAAAAAGAAAGGATCATTGGAGAAGTTTTTATGAAAGATCAAAGTCCAGTAGGTGAAGAAACTCCACTTGAAAAGTGGGATCGTGCCAGAACTCTAATGTTAGAGTCATTATATAAACCAGACAATCATCTTAGATCTTGTTCTCATAATCAGAAATGTTATGATGAGTTGATGGAAATAAGAGAGCAAGTGGTTGAATTGGTTAGAGATATGCCTAATCCACATGGAGAACCATTACCATTTGGTAAGAAGAATAACCATGTAGAACCAACAATTAGCACTCCTAATGGTGACATTAGCGAAACTTTAATGAGTGGAACTTTAGGTGAGTATTATATGTCAGAGAAGAGGGAGTATTAATTATGAACAATGAAGAACTAAAAAAAGAAATTAATGAAATCATAGAAGCAGATATTCAGATTGCTCTTAATGATTACATACAAGCTAATGGTGGTGGTGAAAAGGGTGAGAAACTTACTGCTAAAGTATCTCAAGCTGAAGTAGATAAGATCATTAAAGAATATAAAAAAATCAAAAAGAGAGAGAACTCTCCTTTGGGTGTGGTGAAGAAGATGGATTTACTTGATAAGGATGGTAGACCGCTATGAGTAAGATTGATACTCAGGGAATGAGTGGTGAAGCAACTGAAGGATGTAGGGATAACATATACCCACATGATGAGAATGGAGAACCAATTCTACCTCGTGCTGTAATTACACCTCGTAGGATACACACTCAAGAGATGGTTAAAGAGTTGAAGATACTTATTAATGAAGTATTGGATGAGAGAGATGGTAAGAGAGGTAGATCATACTTTGATACTGAGAAGTTTAAACATCTTATTGGCGACCCTGAACCACCTTACGAAAAATGGGAATGATTAGAAATTGGATCAAAGAGATCATTAAAGAGGCACTTGTTGAGTGGGAATCTGAAGTTTCTTATCTTGGAAGACCAGGATATGAGTGGAACGGTGAGAACTGGGTTCCTAAAAAGGAAGATAAACATCCTACTTGGACATTAGATCAGTTTCAAGAATGACTAAGAAACATAGTTATAAGAACCCTTCTAAAGCAAGACATGATCTTGCTAAAGTAGAGGCACAAGTTACTGAAGGTAAGAAGTATTATGATGAGCAAGGGTGGGAGATCTCTCCACCCATAAGTGATAGAGAATGTATCTACCGTTGTTTAGAGAACTGTGAACAGTTAGCAGGTCTTGATAAGAAACAGGTACAGAGATTGATGGAAGAATTTAAGACTAAGAAAACTGAAAAAGTTACAAGTGAGGAGTATCCACCATTATGAGATTAGGTATTATGTGTTCTGGCAACGGAACCAACTTCGAGAACATAGTTACAAATCCATTATGTAATAAGCATGAAGTGGTGTTGATGATACACAACACTAAACAATGTGGTGCTGTTACAAGAGCAGCCAAATTTGGAATTCCTCAT